TTTCCGGCGCTGTAGGCAATGTAGCAAGGCCTTCCGGTCGCATCGTAAATGCTTGCGGCTGTCGCAAAGCCCTCGGCAACGTACACCTCTCCCGGTGTGTCGTGCGTGCCAATGCTCCAAAACTTGCCGCCTACGGCTCCACCCTGGTGGTACTTTTTCGCGCCATCGCTGGCGATGTATTGCAGGCTGGATAATTCGCCGGAATCGGAATAAAGGGGCACGATTAAACGTCCATCGCCGGTAACTCTGGCACCGTGCGGCGAAATGCCCTTGGCTTTGAGGTAAGGATGATCGGGGCTGGCGGCTCCCGCCTCGGTCCATATCTGATCCACCACGCTGCCCGCCACCTCACGGCTGCGCTCCCGCTCTTTATCTCGCGCTGCTTGCGCTTCGGCCATGCGCCGTGTGTGCGCCATCTGTTCAGCCGTGGTCATTTCCTTGCCGGTGTCGCACCGCCAGGTCTGCTCGATACCAATGCGCCAGCACCCAAAGCGCCCCGCGGGCACGCCGTCCGGGTAAGCGATATACCAGCCCGGCTTGTCGCCGCTGCCCCCTTTGCCTTTGGTGCCGCTTTTGAATCGGTGGATCTTGCCGTCGATCAATATGTCTGCCGGTGGCGTTAGACCGGCATCTATAATGGCCTGCTTCAGTTGCGTTTCCGGCGGGTCCACTCTGCGCTGCTCTGGCGGGCGAAAGTCCCGGCTTATAAAAGGGGTTAAGTCAGTCATGGGCTTTTTTGTCCTCAAGATAGGCTGAAAGGCGCTCGAGCGTAGCATAGTTGGGCTCTGTCTCTCCGCGCTTGATCCGGTGCACGGTGTTGAAATGCAGGCCGGTTTTGCGGGAAACCACCTGGATGTTGCGGCCCTTTAACCTGCTGCGGATTTGCTCTAGCGTCAACATTTTTCGATTTCCTTGCGGTAATGTGTTTACAACTTAACCTATCATGGTTATATTGTAAACCACTGACCCAAACCGCGCACCGCGAACCGGGTTACAACGCGAGAGAGACAGTATGGCTATACAACTAAAAAACACGTCGGACGTGCATGCGAACGGCATCAAGGCGCTGGTGTACGGATCGGCTGGCGCAGGTAAAACGACGTTGGCCGCAAGTATGCCTAACCCGATCATCATATCGGCAGAGGGCGGCTTGCTTTCGATACAGGGCGCGAACTTGCCTTATATCGAGGTCAGCAGCATGGGGACCCTGATGGAGGCTTTCGAGTATGTCGCGGGCGAAGGCGGCAACCAATTTGACTCCGTGGTGTTGGACTCAATAAGCGAAATTGGCGAGGTCGTGCTGATTCACGAAAAAGCCGTGAACAAAGATGGCCGTGCAGCTTACGGCGAGATGGCAGTCCAGATGACGAGCATCATCCGCGCCTTTCGGGATCTCCCCGGAAAAAATGTGCTGATGACCGCGAAGGTGGAAAAGTCGCAGGATGAAGCTGGCAGGATGCTCTACTCGCCATCCATGCCAGGCAGCAAGGTAGGGCAATCGCTTCCATACTTTTTTGACTTAGTGCTGGCTCTTCGGGTTGAAAAAGACGCCGATGGTGTGACGCAGCGAGCCATTATGTGCCAGCCGGACGGACTATGGCTTGCAAAAGACCGCAGCGGCAAGCTGGACGCATGGGAGGTGCCGGACATGGGCGCGATTATTAGCAAGATTGGGGGTGCCGCGTGAGTTTGTACGAAAAATGGCTCCACGCCAAAGCAGCAGAGCGGCAGGCTCAAGAAGCCCGCCGTGCTGTCGAGGATGAGATAGCCGCACAGCTCCAGTTAAGCCCCGAAGAGGGCAGCGCCACCTACAAGCGCGAAGGCTACAAGGTAAAAGTCACGCAGCGCTTTAACCGCAGCATTGACGCCGATCTGTTGCAGGAAATTGCGGCAGAGCATGGGATCAGCGATCACCTTGCAAGCCTGTTTCGCTGGAAGCCCGACATTAATGCTCGCGCCTGGAGCGCCGCATCTGATGAAATCACGCGCCCACTTTTGGGAGCGATAACCACAAAGCCGGGGCGTCCCAGCTTTTCAATCGAGCAAGAGGAAGCAAAACAATGAGCGATCTTGGAATGACAATCAACGCCGCTGACTTGCCGCAAGGCAACAACGGCGACTTTCAGCCCCTGCCTGCGGGATGGTACAGCGCGACTATTACCAGCGCGGAGGTAAAGCAGACCAGGGCAGGCACCGGAAGCTTTATCGCCGTGCGATACGACATCACTGGGCCATCGCATGAGGGCCGCGTCGTGTTCGGAAACCTGAATATCAGCAACCCGAACCCCAAGGCGGAGGAGATTGGCAGGCAGCAGCTTGGAGACCTGATGCGGGCCATTGGCCTTGACTCGGTGACGGACTCCGACCAGCTGATCGGCGGGCAATGCCAGATCAAGCTGGCCATACGCAAGTCCGAGGAGTACGGCGACAACAACGACGTGAAGGGCTGGAAAGCGGTCGAGGGCAGCGCCATGCCGAAGCCTGCTGCGGCTGCGCCGTCACAGCCTACAGCAGCGGCTGCGCCGCCTTGGGCGAAGAAGTAAATCCACTAGGGGCCAGGGATGGCCCCGTTGCTTTTGGAGTCAGCATGACCACAATTCCAGAACCCCAAACCCCAACACTGGTCAATCTAATCGACCAAGCTCACGAAGAGCGAGATGAGCGCCCACGGCCTCACATGGGCGCGTCACAGATCGGCCATCACTGCGACAGATATTTATGGTTAATATTCAGGCATGCCGTGGTCGAGAAATTCAGCGGGCGCATATTGCGCCTATTCAGGCGAGGCCACCATGAGGAAACTTGGGTAGTTTCTGATCTGCGCGCAGCGGGTTTGCACATTACCGACACCGGCGGCAATCAGGCCCGCGTTGACTTTGGCAACCACGTATCGGGAAGCATCGACGGCATTATCCACTCTGGCGTCCCGGAAGCCCCGGGCAAGCCGCACATATTGGAAATAAAAACCCATAGCGACAAATCATTTAGGGAGGTCTGCGCAAAAGGCGTCAAGGAATCAAAGCCGGTGCATTGGGCGCAAATGCAGGTCTACATGCTCGGCAAAAGTATTGACCGCGCGCTATACGTGGCGGTTAATAAAAATGACGACCACCTATACACCGAGCGCGTCCGACTAGACAGGCAGGCCGCTGAGGATCTTGTCGAAAGAGCGCGCAGCATCGTGGCGTCAGACCGTATGCCGGAGCCGTGCCCCGGCGCGTCGCCGGATTGGTATCTGTGCAAATTTTGCGCAGGCTACGCCATGTGCCACGAAAACCAGCCGACCGAGTACGCCAACTGCCGGACGTGCGCGCACAGTACCGCCGAAAGCGACGGCACATGGTCCTGCGCAAGATGGGGCGGCGATATACCGACAGACTTTCAGCACGAAGGCTGCGAGGCGCACGTCCTGCATCCTGACATGGTGCCCTGGCAGCTGGACGCCAACGCCAGCACCGATCATATCGCCGCTTGGCGCGTGGGCGATGGCGTTGTGATGAATGGCGAGCCTGCCGAGGGCGTGTATTCCTCGAAAGAGATACTCGCCTGCCTTGATGCCGCCATGTTGGGAAACAAAAACCTTGATGCGCTTAGGATGCGTTTCGATGGGAGGTTGGGGCGATGATACTCAGGGACTACCAGCAACGCGCAATAGGCGACCTGTATCGCTGGTTTGAGGGTAATGACGGACACCCGTGCATGGTGCTGCCAACTGGCGCAGGCAAGAGCTTGATTATCGCTGCGCTGTGCAAAGATGCCATGCAAAATTGGCCGGAGACGCGCATTTTGATGCTGACTCATGTTAAAGAGCTAATCGAGCAGAACTCCGACAAAATGCGCGCAGTGTGGCCTGGCGCACCGATGGGCATATACAGCGCCAGCATAGGGCGCAAGCAGCTTGGCGAGCCGATAACGTTTGCGGGCATTCAGTCAGTGAGAAACCGCGCTGCCGAGATTGGGCACACTGACCTGATAATTATTGACGAGTGCCATTTGGTAAACCACCAGGCCGAAGGCGGATACCGAAAGTTGATCGCTGACCTGCAAGAAATAAACCCAGCCCTTCGCGTCATCGGTTTGACCGCTACACCGTACCGCCTTGGGCACGGATCAATCACCGATGGCGAAGCGCTTTTTGATGATTTGCTGGAGTCGGTGACAATCGAGGAATTGATTTACAAAGGCTATTTGCACCCGCTGCGCTCCAAGATCACGCGAGAAAAGTTATCAGCCGATGGCGTCAAAAAGCGCGGCGGTGAATACATCGAGTCGGATTTGCAAAAGGCGGTAAACACCGATGCGCACAACCAGGCGGTTGTGCAGGAAGTCATCTCACTAGCTGGCGATAGAAAACACTGGCTGTTTTTTTGCACCGGCGTGGATCACGCATACAACGTGCGCGACGAATTGCGGGGGCATGGCATTGCCGCTGAAACCGTGACCGGCGAGACGCCAAAAAAAGAGCGCGCGCAGATTATTGAGGACTTTCGCGCAGGCCGGATAAAGGCGCTTACGAACGCCAACGTACTCACCACCGGCTTTGATGCGCCAAACATTGACCTTATCGCCATGATGCGTCCCACGATGTCGCCGGTGCTGTACGTGCAGATGGCCGGTCGAGGGCTGCGCCCAAAACAGCACACCGACCACTGCTTGGTGCTGGACTTTGCTGGCGTAGTTGAGCAGCACGGACCTATAACGGCAGTGAGGCCGCCGAAAGCGGGAAAGTCAGGAGAAGGCGGTGAAGCGCCGGTCAAGGTTTGCGAGTCGTGCGACGAGCTCTGTTACTTGTCGGCTAAAGTGTGCCCAGCGTGCGGCGCGCCATTTCCGGTCCCCGATGGGCCGGACCTCAAGCTGCGCGACGTTGACATCATGGGAAACGAAGGCACAGACATGAGCGTTAGCGCATGGACCTGGAGAAAGCACGTCAGCCGCACCAGCGGAAAAGAGATGCTGAAAGTCAGCTATTATGGCGCGCTGTCAGATCCGCCAGTCATTGAATACTTCCCGGTGCTGCACTCCGGCTACGCCGGTCAAAAGGCAGTCACAGCAGTGGCGCAAATCGCCTCAAGCGCCGGAGTCTCAATAGCTGGCGCGCAATTTGACGACATTGCCGAGCTGATGAATAGTGGACGCGCGCCTTCGAGTATCGAGTATTTCAAGGAGGGGCGATTTTATAGAGTCAAATCAAGGGAATGGGAATCACAATATGCGACACCCTAAGCCGCCGCACGTCATTGCTTACGAAGAACAGAAAAAGGCTGGGCCGCCAAAATGCTGCCACACATGCGACTGGTACGACGCCAACGGTATGTGTTTGACGTACTGGATGGAGCCGCCGGAAGACTTTGCGGCGACCGAGGGAGCCTGCCCGGAGTGGCTGGATAATATCCCGTTTTGAGAGTCAAGACGGAACACGAGGAGCAGCGCGAGCTGGTGCAGTGGTATCGGCAGACCTATCGTGGGTCGCTGATATTCGCTATACCGAATGGCGGAAAGCGCGGCAAGGCGGAAGCCGCCAGGCTGAAGGCCGAGGGCGTGACGCCAGGTGTGCCGGATCTTTTTATACCTGATCTGCGGTTGTTTCTTGAGATGAAGCGCACCCAGGGCGGCAGCGTGTCAGCAGATCAAAAGGCTGTCATGGCGAGGCTGGAGGCCGCTGGATACACCTGCGCTGTCTGTAAAGGAAAAGCAGCCGCGCAAGATGTCATTATTTCTGAATGGAACAAAAAACAAACCACTTAGAACAAACCGCGATGTTATATAAACAGCCCGGACTTATAACAATAAAGTATTTACATTATATGTAATGATGTTATATATTGAACTTGTCAACACAGAAAACAGCAAACAGGAGCAAACCCAATGACCCACACAGACCCCAACATCGAACCACCCCTGCCCGACCTGGACGACATACAACGTCAAATAGGCGAATGGGAAGAAGCCATGCTTCACAACGCCGATCAGGGCCGAGGAAAGTGGCACTACGGTACAGCAGCACGCGCTTTTGGTCGCGCATACAACTCGGTTTCAGCAGCGCGAGAGGCGCTGAAGGTGCTTGAAGAGGAGTCAGTCGCATGACCTACACACGCAAAAACGGCATATACCGCCTTGAGACGCCTCATGGGGTGTTTACCGGCACCGATGAGGGTCGCGTAAAGCTCGAGGCACTCATGGCTGAGAACGCCGCTAAGAGGGCCAAGGAAATGGCCGAGGAACACAGGCAGGTGCGGCTGAAAGAGCAGGCCAACGAACTGGCGATGCGGGAGGCGCAGCGGAGATGAACATGCCCACAAAAATAAACGACCACCCCGTCACCGTCGAATACAAATTCTGGCCCGGTCGTCCGATGAGAATTACAGGGACGGGTTTCGGTGA